TTTTATCATTATTGAAAAATCATAAAAAATTTATTTTTTAAAATATACAACTATCTCCTCGAGGTACTTTGTTTAAAATTAAAATAAAAATAAAATTTATTTTAAATTTCTAATTTTATAAATAGTACTAAGAATAAGTGTTTTTATTTCATCTACTATGTTCTGTAAAGGTGTATCCTTTGGTAACTTCATTTTACTTATCGTAGTGTGAAGATAGTTTAGGTACTTGAGTGCATTTTTTGGGTTACGGTCTATTTTAAGCATTGGTGACATACGGTTAATCGCGCCATATTTACCTTTATATGTTTCGGCGTACGTATCCAGTAAAGGGACAATAGACGTATAATAAAGTTCGAGTGCTTTGTGTTGTGAAAAACTTTTTGTATCGAGATGAAATATATGCGTCTGGGTTCTAGAGTGCATGAGCAAAGAAAGGAAACGTCCAACACTTGCCATTTTATTTACTATATAGAGACAATTTTATCTTGAAATATTAAGTGTTGGGGTGAGTGGCGTAAAGTATCATTATATTCGTCTAAAAGGGATATAACTTTTTGTATCGGATCCATATTACAATTCTATATTTCTTTTTCATCATCGAGCATTTTACGTAATCTTTCCTCTATAGAATCGTCCTGTGATTCCTCGAACTCCGTATCCGGCATATCGGGGTCAAATATGTCGCCGTGTGTTTCACACAATTCACATAGACCGTTCGGTGGTTCGCCGGGTCTGTGATTATGTACAGGGACATCCTTCTTCTTCTTTTTCAATGTCGGACGTTTTTTCTTCGGTTCAATAACCGGTTTATCGCGCATTTTCATGTGTAATGTACAACACGTTTCGCCCGGAATACACGGTTTCGTACACGCGTTACCTTTTGCCGTCAAAGAAGAACACTCAACTTTAGGTTCTTTAGAAACCTTTTCTATTTTTTTGGGTTTCTCGATCTTTTCATTCAAGTTCTTGTTCATAGTAACAAGTTCGTCTATTTTTTCGTGGAGTCGTTTATTTTCCGCCTCGACTGCATTGACCTTTTCAACAAGAGTTTGTAATAGCTTGTTGTTGGAAAGGACACTTTGGTTTATTTTATCCATGTGTGTATTTGAGTCTCTCACGAGACCGATAAGAATATTTTCAATTGAATCGGACATTTTATTTTTTGATTTTTTGTTTATATACAGATACTTAGGTTTAATATGTGTTTTATTTAATTCGCAACTTGATACCATCTGATTTTTTATACTTGTATCCACTGGTTTTAGACGTAATTGACATCACAAAAAGTGTGACTAAAATTAAGAAGACTGTGATCATTCCAATTCCTTGGTAATCCATTTTTTTATATACTATATAGTATATAAAAAAATGAGATCGTTTACCACTGTCCTGATGGAAGCACTTTTCATAGGTGTTATGTTACAACTTATAGTTATGGGTCTTACGAAATTCGTGTATAAGGGTACGGGTATGTTAATAATAGCAGGCGCGTTGATACATTTATTGTTCGAGTTTTCACCTTTCGGTAACATCAATGAAAAATGGTGTAAAATGATATTTAATTAAAAGTTTATAAGTTCATCTATTATATAATTTTTATCTTCTTCCAATCTCTTTAAATTTTCCGATAATTCGTCGTGTTGATTATCAATATCAATATTATATGCGTCAATATAATCTTGATAGAATTCACGTGCATCACCTACATCGTGTCCCATATCCAAAAGTGCACCAACAGTGTATCTACGCAATCGGATACTGAGTTCGTGTGCCCGCTTTTTTACCGCATCCTCACGAACAATATTCGTTATGTTTTGTCTGTGTGTGAGTCTTTCCATTTTTTTGAGTGTATCGTTAATCCTCGTATTTACATTTCGGAGTCTGATCTCAAGTTCGCGATCACGTATATCCGGTAACGGTATTTGAATCGGTGTCAAATTCACATTTATAAAATCCTCATAATTCGGTGGTTGAACCGAATCATACATGATAAAATTGTCGCCTTCTACGGGTGGAAGACGGGGTCGCGTTGAAAAGGGTGCCGGTAAATTCACACGTTCGAAAAAAACGTGTTCTTCTTCGTCCGATTCAGTTTCATCGTATTTCATATACTCGTGAACTTGTTTTATCGCGTCGCACATTTTAAGATAATCACCTTCAGAGATAATCTTAGAATTGAGGTCGATGAGTTGCATTAACGAGGTAAGGTGTTCCATTTTTATTACTTATTTTTTATTTATTTCATTACAACTTAGGTTTAAAAGTAGGAGTGCTTCAACGGCTTCTCCAATATCACGGTGTTTTATACAAAACCCGTTTTTTCCTTGACGACAGAGACAGTTTTCGTATAGACAATTTGGACGCATATTAATTGATTATTTTTTATAATCGCGTACTTAGGTTCTTATTTCACCTTCCTCAAGTTCGGAATCTGAATCGGAATTGTATTCACTTTCGTCGTCCAAATCGTCGATGTTATCCGGTAAAACATCGTACAATCGTTCCCAATACACACGGTTGGAAATTTCGTAATCGTCCATAAAATCGTCAAACGAAATTTTATCGTTTACATCGTATTCGTCGTCGAGGTACTCCTTCCAAAACTTGAGTGTCTTTTTTATAATTTTACTCGGAAAGAGTTCGACCGTAAACGATTCACCGTTTTTATACTTACACTCACTAAGAATATCCATCTCGTCTTCAGTATACATATCAAAGAAGTATTCCAGGACGCCCACCGGTTTTTTGCGTCCCGGTGCGTTCGGTTCATAGTAGAAATCAATAAATTGGGCTTGACCGTACGACGTATCAATTTTTCTATTAGAAACACCGATATAGGCGAGATATTTATAGGTGTTTTTCGGGATAAGGGATTCGGGGTATCCAAAATCAGCGCGTAAACCGTATACTCGACACGTTTTACCCGATAATTCGGAGCATAATTCATTAACATCGGTGAGTTCGATGATAGAGGTACATTGTTTGAGAAGTTCGTGTGTGAGCATGTTTGTAGTTGTATATATTACATATTAGTCCCTAACGTTTAAGTCCATATCGTCATGTAACGTGTTGTAAAGTTCCGTCCAATCAATACACCCATTAAGGTTATATTGTTCGACAAAACATTTAAGTGAATCACGTCCAGTAAATTCATATTTAAAGTAGTTTTTCCAAAATTCAACCCATTCAACAGGGATATATCGTGGGACAACTTTTGTTTTAAGGTGGCCGGCCAACATCTTCAAAGACGGTTCGAGAATACCCATACGCGTATCGTCGTCATACTTCTCTTCATATATAAAGTCGATAAGATGGACTTTATCGTTAAACGCACTCGCACCAATATACGAAACGTGTGTGAGTTTTTTAGGATTACACTTATCAGGGAACGTGTGTCCGGGCTTAATACCCCAAACATTTGTTTGACAGGACCCAAAACTCGAAAAAATCCCGTCGAGGTGTTGTAGTCTATCGAGTGTAACCGTTTGTTTTGTAAGTTCGTAAAGGAGAGACATTTTAGTTTAGTATTATAACTGATCAATATCACTTAAGTCTTCATTAAACATTAAAATTTCTTTGGCGACAATTTGATAAAATGCAATCTTATACGCGAGAAACCCAAACAGTGTTGCACCCATATTAAATTCAAATGGTACATCGGCCGAATTCCACATGGATTCAGCTAATGCGAGACACGTCGGTACGAGTAACCGTTTATTTAATCCCGGTATTTTTTCAATATTATCTACATACGATGTAAGCGAATCTACATACATATACGAAGCGATTGTACCCAGACTTGCGGATACACCGTCTAAAGGTGTGTGAAAAATAAAGTGGTACGTTGATATGGCGGCACCGTATTGAAGCGTGGATTTTTTTAATTTAGATTTTATTTTTTCGTATTCGGTTAATCCTTCTTTACGTTTAATTGGGCATGTTATTTTGAGCGTGTTTATACAAATCATATTACATTCTATATGTGCTATCTTCTTTAATATTTTTGCATCTTTCAATGGATTCGTGTAAACGAACCTGTAATTCCACGAGTTTATCGTTATGAACAAATTCATCGGAATCGTCAAACGTACTTTTTTCCCGAAGTTTTGAAATCATTAATTCGAGTGCATACTTCTTAATTTCACAACTTTCATAGTCTTCGTATGCACAATCACGGAGTTCCGTATAATTCTCGCCATCTATCGATAAGCTTATTGAGTCTTTCAGATTTATGTGCCATATTGTGTTTTCGTTTCGTGGGTGCCCCTGGACACACCGAATCGCGCGATTCGTACCTGTTAAGTTTGTCCCATACGAGCATCTGTACGTCGTTGGGAAGAGTATTTGTCGCTTGACAAAATGCGAGTTTGTATTCATACGTGTGAAGCGCGATGTAGTCATCCATTTATATTTATATTTTTAGTATTTTGTTTTATACTTAGGTTCATTCATATCCTCTAAAATAATTGTTTCGTTTGCCTCATTTTTTGATATAATGTATTTTTTCTTCGGGGTTTTTTCTTCGTTTGGTTTTTGTTTTATTTGTGGGTAAAATAAATTACATACACTGGAATATAATGTAAACATGTTATTTTTTACGATTATTTTTTTATACTATACATACAAGATGGTATCACTCCAGGAATTACCGAAAAGAGTCCAGTACATTATCATAGATTCACAATTTGTAAACGGTTCGAATAATACGTTTTCTGTGGATCTCACACTGGAATCAAATTTACACCTCGAGGAAATGTCACAGGTATGTGGTGTGAAACTCGTAGATTTTTACATTACACAAGTTGGTGAAGATGATCAGGATTCGACACAGACATATAATATAGCAAAATACGTCGATATCATATGTCCGGATATACCAAAACGTGCGCAAATTCTTGACGAACGTAAAGGTCAGGTTTTTGCACGTATCCCTTTAGAAAGACACTATTCTGGAAATGCAGTTACCATTTTAAGAGATAAACAATGGAAATCGTTTCAGAGACAAACTGAACTATTTAACCCTATATCCATACAAAAACTTAATTTTAACATATATGAGTTTCAGGATGATCTTGACTATGTTACATTACAACCGGATGCGTCTTGGTTTATGGTACTTGAAATAACGACCATAGACGTCAAAGAAAAACCGGTAAACCGCGAAGTTCAGATACTCGAGGCACTACACAAACTTATCGGGAAGATTGAAGATCTTAACGTAAATGTTAAAAAACTCCCAGATAAGGAGGATATCGAAAAAATGGAAAAGGAAAAGGAAAAAAAGAAAAAATATCCATTGAGCTATTTACTTTTATTTATAAGTTTGCTTATAGGTGGATTTTACTTTATAAAAAACAAAATTAAACCACCAGCTCTACCACAGGGTCTACCAATGGGTCTACCAATGGGTCTACGACCTGTTATACGACCGCCTTTTTAACGACTCGTCTGACTACTTTCTTCTTTGGGGCCTCGACTGAAGTCTCTTCTGGAGTTTCGACTGGTTCAGCGACTGGTTCAGCGACTGGTTCAGCGACTGGTTCAGCGACTGGTTCAGCGACTGGTTCAG